CGAAAAGAAAAAAGCTGAAGACGAAGCAAAAGCTAAAGCAGAAAAAGAAAAAGCTGAAGTTAAATCAGAAGCTGAATTAACAGATAAACAAAAAACTTTACCACCTGCATTGCAAAAAGCAATTAAGGATAAAGAAGAAAAAGAAACTGTTAAAGAAGAAACTGAAGAAGAAAAAGCTAAAAGAGAAGCTGAAGAAAAAGCTAAAGCTGAAAAAGAAAAAGAAGCAGTCAAATCAGAATCTGAAGATAAAGAAGAAGATGAAAAAGACGAAGATGAAAAAGAAATGAAATCTGAGTCTGAAGATGAAGAAGATGAAGATGAGTCAGAAGATGAAGAAGATGAAGATGAAAAAGAAATGAAATCTGAGTCTGAATCTGAAGATGATGAAGAAAAAATTAAAGAAAAAAATGCTAAAAAGCCAGACGAAGTGAAAATGAACGAAAAAACTAATGAATCAGTTAAAGTAGATGTATCTGCTGATGTTGAAGCATTATTAAAAGGTGAAACACTTTCTGAAGACTTTAAAGCAAAAGCAAAAGTAATATTCGAGAACGTAGTAATCAACAGAGTAAAAACTGAGATTGCTCGTATATCAAATGAATTGAAAGTTGATAATGCGAAAAGCATTACAGCTATCAAAGAGAGCCTAGTTGAAAAAGTTGATGGATATCTCAGCTATGTAGTTGAGCAGTGGATCATACAAAATGAAATCGCTCTTGAATCAGGTATTAAGACTGAAATACTTGAAGACTTTGTAAGTGGTTTAAGAAATTTATTCGAAGACCATTACATTGAAGTACCAAATGAAAGATTTGATGTACTTTCTGATCTTCAAGACAAGCTTAATACTACCAAGAAAAAACTTGATGAAGCTACAACTGAAAATGCTAAAATTTCTAAAGCATTTAGTGATTTACGAAAAAGTGAAATCATATCAGTAGTTTCAAAAGATCTAGTGTCAACAGATGCAGAAAAACTTAAATCATTAGCTGAAGAGCTAACGTTTGAAGATGATGCGTCTTTTGAGAGAAAAGTACAGACAATAAGAGATAATTATTTCTCAGCAGTGTCTGCGACTCAAAATTCTACTAAAACAATAGTAGATACAATAGTGACTGATGAGCCAATCGTTATCAACGAGTCAGCTAAAATAACTGACGTAAAAATAGCTGCATATGCAGAACTATTAACTCGCTCAAAGAAATAAATTTAAAAAACAATAATAACGGAGAAACAAAATGAAAAGTAGACAAGATCTATTAAAAAAATGGGCTCCAGTATTAGATCACGAAGGTGTTGCACCTATTAAAGATGCATACCGAAAAGAAGTGACAGCAGTTCTTCTAGAGAACCAAGAGCGTTCTATCAATGAAGAAAAGCAAGCACTTTTTGAAGCAACTCACGCGAACGCAGCTGGTGCTATGCCAGACAGTTCAGGAGTAGCTAAATTCGATCCAATATTGATCTCATTAGTGCGTAGAGCAATTCCACAAATGATCGCTTATGACATTTGCGGAGTTCAACCTATGACACAACCAACTGGTTTAATATTTGCTATGAAAAGCAGATATACAGCTCAGAATGGTACGGAAGCATTATTTAACGAAGCTGATACAGACTTCGGTGGTACAGGTACACATGCTGGTGCAAACCCAGTAAGTGGTGGCTATACAACTGGAACTGGATTAACAACGACTGATGCTGAAGGATTAGGCGATTCAACATCGTTTGGTCAAATGGCGTTTTCAATTGAGAAAACTTCAGTGACTGCGAAAACTCGTGCTTTAAAAGCTGAGTACACAGTTGAATTAGCACAAGATCTAAAATCAGTTCATGGTTTAGATGCTGAGAGTGAATTATCAAATATCCTATCTACTGAAATCCTTGCGGAAATCAATAGAGAAGTAATTAGAACAGTTTACACATCAGCTAGAACAGGAGCTCAAGTCGGCACAACAACTGCTGGTACTTTTGATCTTGATGTAGATTCAAACGGAAGATGGTCAGTTGAGAAATTCAAAGGATTATTATTCCAAGTAGAGAGAGAAGCAAACGTTATAGCACAAGAAACACGTAGAGGAAAAGGTAATTTCATTATCGCTTCTTCTGATGTTGCGAGTGC